CGGGCGCCTGACATAAAAAGGAGTTATTTCCGCGCCGAGAAAGTAGTGTTTACCACAACTCTCTCTATACGGCCCATCATAAAACGTCTTCGTGGCATTAGGGGTGAAACCCGCTTGCCAAAGACGACGCAATAATTCAGGGCATTTCGAACTACGGATAACAAGATCATCACCGTAGACGAGCACGGAATCATCCCTCTCCACAATATTAGGACAGCACACCTGTTGGGCAATAGCCCAGAAAATGAGCGATTCAAGCTCAAAAGTGTAGCCATTCCCCATTGAGGAGAACTTCTGGTACTGAATTAAGGTACCATCTGTAAGAACGCCAACTGGCGAGCGGACCTGCTCAAGGGCCCACCACCAATCATTAGGAAGGAGAAAACTGACTAATTCAAAGGCGACAGTGTCGCTAGCCATGGAAAGATCCACGGTCGCGAGAGAACCATCGAGACTGCCCTTACGAGCAGCCATTTGGTTATTCCTCTGATCATTCAAATCAACTCCGACCTGCTTAAGTTTCCGACGGATGACGCGGCCAATCCCTTTCTGAATGTATACATTCATGCAGGGCTCTTTCGCTATCGTTCTGTCGGTCTTAAAATTCTTAGGAACGGTTATAACGCTGTTCCCAGGAACCACTGAAGTCAATGATTCCTCGGTCCCTCCTCGAGAGAGGACGTTGCGTTTCCACAACGAGTTCATGCGAATTGCGCACGAAGCTAGGGCAGCGCAGCCTGAGGTGCTCTCTGGTTTACCAGAGTACTTATAGGCAGCAAATCCCTCTCGACGGCACAGGCGGGTTGTCCCGCCCGGGCCGTGGTCGAAGAACTTGGCACACTCATCCCAAGAGAACGTCCCCAAGAGTTCCCATATACGCCTTCTAACCGAGACCCAAAACGGGTCAAAGCGGAAGGTTTTAGGTACGACCTGGTTGGTCTCCCGACACAAGCGTTCGGCGGCATGGAAACGTTCCCATGTCATCTTCTCTTTTTCTGGCGACGGTTTCCCGTCATCATACTTAGAAAAGACCTCCCTCAACAGGAGCGAGCCTCGCGCAGCCTCTAAACTTGAAAAGTCTAAAGGAGTTTCACGTCCAAGAACACCAACGGGAGAAATTCCCGTGATGGAGGAGAGTAGCGCAAGGAAGCGCTCATTGTTGAACCCGATACCAGCACCGATGACACGTTTACGCGTCATATAAAATACCTCGTAAGGTAGGTGTTACCATCAAGCCATAGGGCTCAAAGCCCCAGGAGAATTTTCGCTTGGCCCCAAAGGCCCGGTTGGTGAATCAGAAGGATCAAAATACTGAACCTCCAGATCCATACAATCCAGTCCTCGGGAGTCTTACGACGGCGGTCCATGACCGCTTAGTAGAACGGCTCGAGGTTTTCCACGGAAGATTTGACCGTCGCATTCGACATGAAATTAATCATGAAGGCTTCGGCATCCTTCCGCTCTTGTAAAGTGCTGTCGGCCGCGGTGTTGATCACCACGGTGGCAGAACTGAACCTGACGACGGTATCAACTCCGTTGACCGTCGCAACCACTGGAAAGTAAAACCCAATGGTAGTCTTGTAAGCCGTCCGTTGACCGTTCGGTTCCAGAACCTCTTCAGTGATGGTTCTGTAACCGGCGGCAATAGACGGGGACCTGTCAGCCCACTTCGCCTTTGATCCATCCGTTGTAACGGGGGCAAAAGTGCGAGCGTTGGGTGTGCCAGCGCCATCATTGATGACGATTGCTGCAATTGCGGGCATGTTAATGCTCCAAAATGTAGAAAGTTGAGAAAACTTACTTACGACCAAAAGCCGTCGCTAGAAGCGATAGGCCATTAGCCATATGGGCGAGTGACCGTCCATCTTTAAAGGACGGAAAGCGGGCCTGAGGCACTGACGATGAAACGTCACGCACCAGGCGAACCACCTTCTTGTTTTCGGACCAGTGATCATCGATCACAAATCCAGAGCTAAGAACAGTTTTGGGTCCGCTCACCCCCACCCACGATATTCTCGTGAGGAGAGAAGAACTATACCCGGCTGTCGTATACCCCAACAAAGCGTCGAGGCTTTCAAGCCAGCCGCCGACTGGAAGGAACCAGTCGACAACAAACGAGAAAGGCACAAGTTCCCAACCGATGAGTAAAGGGTTGGTTATACCACTCGAGACAAATGAGATTATCGCCTCATTCTGAGGAAGCGCGTCAATTCTGACGAAACAAGAACTAACAGCTTCCGCGGTCACCGTACCGCACTCAGGGTCCAGAAACTTTTTAGATCTCTGGTCTTTAGCCGTCGCGCGACCCTTTGCAGTGACTCTCCAGTCACTCTTGGGAGATTTACTCAAAACCTCGCAAGCGCCGTGTATGTCCGACAACAAAGGTTTCCAACCGTACTGTAACTCCAACCATTTTTGTGGAGCAGAGTTACCACGAGGCTCTCGCCTCTTAGAACTAATGCCGAGGTATCTCATAGCGTTGCGAACTTCGCCGCGCCTTAGAGACCTGTAGGCTCTAGCTAGTCCGATTGCAGTATCGCCTACCAGTCGAGCGGTTGCGGATCTCTCCGCAAACGCCACGCCGAGATTAATGTCCGTACCCTTCAGAGCGTTGCGAGCTTTTACAAGCGCGCGATTACGCAGAGTAGGGCCTTCGACATCTGACTCGTCGCGAACCTCATCAAAATGAGTCGGTGTATTAAACCGTCCACCATGAAAGAGGTCACCAACAACTCCTACAAACGACTGTCCGAACCCAGGAGGGCGCAGAAAATTGCTGCAAGAGCCATTAGCATAGGCGATCGTCCTGTGGAAGTAGGAGTAGGCCGTCGGGGGAATGAACCCCTGGGGCTTATGCCTGGAAACACCTGATGTTGTTTCAGTGTGAGATGTAGCGTTCGCCACGAGGACGACTGGGTCTCCCCAATCGTTTATCTTGCGGGTACAAGCACCGGCTGTCACAAAATTAATGTTAGGCCTGGTCATCGCACTCTTCCTGGAAAGCAGGAACGCGAGACTTTTCGACCGTTTGACCGGTCACCGGAAACAGAGTTTCACCCACCATATCATTAAACAGCTTCTGGAAATCATACGGGACCAGCTCCCAGTCGGTGTAAAAACCTTCTTTGAGGAGAATCTCGAACAACTCCAGCTGCTGCATGATAGGGTACTCCAATGTTGCCGTAGGTTCTTTTAGGAACCCAAGGATAGAGGCTCAAAGCGAGCCGTAGCGATGACGATCGCTACTGAAAGATTCCCCAACCGCGATAGCGGACTGAGGGGGACAGTCGACGGACTGTCCCA